TAGAGCCTCCATATGAGCAAAGAACAGCAAAAAACCAGCTTGTAAGAGCTGATTTTTTGTGTGTGGATATTTCAAAACTCATTTATGGAACTAACCATTATTAACCAAACCCAAACAATAACCACAACACTACGCAACAGCAGACCAAGGGCTTTATTTTTTGCCCTAACCTAATAGTAGTAACTAAAAAAGACATAGTAATAGATAACTAACAGATTATGGATAGCTTAAAACGCAACCAAGAGCCTTGCATAATGGCTAGTTGTGGATAATTCCACGATATAGGGGTAGCGGTAGCCCTTGGGGTATTTTTTGCCCCCAACCTGTAACTACTACTATAAGAGGTATAAGACACTTAAGCACTCACACACTCAAGCGTTAGGGCATGAGTGATAGCGTGGTAGTGGATAGCCCAAGAGTGGGTTGGAGTATATACACCCCTCCCAACTCACACACCTAAAAGAATAAAGCCCCCAGTTATAAGGGCTATAACTATGGAGCATACACAACAAGAGCATTGAAAGCGTTAAAATGGAAGGCGATAGGATAGGAAAGCGAGAGGGTGGGGGTACGGGGTACAATAGGGCAAGATATGATTATATACCCCCCACCGTACATATGCAATACCCAATATTAATGTAATACATATATATTATATACTACTATTAACGTAAGTTAGCCATTAAAAGGATACTTATTTACCCCCCCGTAAAAGGAGAGTGCTCTCTCACAAGGACTAGGTATAGCTACCTTAAAAGACCACCTACTAAAAAGTGAAAAAAACAGAGAAAAAACGTCTTTTTTGCCCTAAAAAACGTCTTTTTTCCCTCCTTTTTTGTCTTTTTTCTGTCTATTTCTTAGAGAGGGCTAACGTTAGCAAAAAAATAAAAATAAAAATAGTAGAAAAACAGCGTAATACTTGCATTTATTGCACAAATATGCTATAATACACTAAGTATGAAGATAAGTAAAGAAAACAAAGTAGAACTATTCAAGAGTCTAGCATCTCAACCTCTATATGAGGTAGGAGTTGCATATAACATGGATAGGTTCTATAAGAACAAGGTAGCGATAAAGAACGCTGTCTATAAGATATACAACGATATTAGGCACAAACCTGAAGATTATGGTCTAGCCATTGAAACTGTTAACTTAGTAGTGGATGCAGTACAGAACAGGTCTGCAGCTCCATCAACATCGTTACAGGTAGATAACACTAAGTTGGAGACTAAAGAGCTATTAGGTAACATACAGGGGAAGACACTGCGACTACTTGACAGACGACTTGATTTGTTGTCTAAGTCTAAGAAGAAGTTAGAGAGTGTATCCCTGACACAGTTAGGTACACTAGCTGGTATCATCTTTGATAAGAATCAGATAATTAAAGGTGAGGCTACGCAACACGTAGCAGTCCACGCTAAGATAGATAAGGATATGTCACCAGACCAATTGATTGAATTTGTGCAGAAGACTAGGGAGGGTCACTTTGAGGAGAACACAAAGAAATAAAATGAAAGCATTTACTGATTGTATGAAAAAGGGAGGAAAAATAAAGACTAGACAACTAGGTAAGGGTAAGTACCAGAGGATTTGCACACTTAAGAAGAAAGCCTACCTGGGAGAGATTAAGGTTAGAAAGAATCCTAAGAAACGTTAGGTCTGTTAATTGGATTAGCAGTAGCCTCCAAAGCTACTTACGAGGGTTCGACTCCTTCCAGACCTGCTAAACACTTGACATTTATACTGAAATATGATACAATAGCTATAGTGTTGTTAGGTTAACGAAATGTAATGTTTTTACATTGTAATATAAAAAGCCTTCGCAACTGCGAGATTCGTTTAACCTCAATCAACACTAGTTGTTGGGGCTTTTTATATTATAAGTAATTTTACAACTGAAGTTGTGGATGAGCAATGGGGCATCTCTCATCAGAAAAATAAACATTGTCCGAGATAGTTGTGCTCTTTTTGCAAACTAGGGGGTAGCGTTCTTTTAGCCGTTCTCGTCCTCTAGCCGAAAAAGTACATAACTTAATAAACTGTCAACTAAGGTTAAAGTTAAGACCCACGCTGATACACACCCTCAGCAGGTTACATTGTATGCTCTACATATATTGGTAGAAGATGTAACAGGGAAAACGGTAATGACTGAAATTGGTAAATCCGTCTCATACCCTCTTGTTGATACAACTTCAGCCATATCGCCCAATACGTTCCTTACCGTTTCGGTAAAGAACGGTGGGTGTGTCTTTAAACACAATGATACTATATACAACAACAAACTGTCCTCACTGCCAACTCTTAAAGGAGTTCTTAAACGAACACAATATTTCCTTTATGGCATATGACATAACTAATGACGCTACTAAGAGACAGGAACTAATAGAGATGACAGGACAAATGGGAGTTCCTATCTTAGAGATTGATGGTGACTACTACGTAGGATTCAACGAGACACTACTAAGAAATGTATTGCATTTATAAGGTAAGTGTGCTATAATACAGTAAACTATGCTAACAACAGAGCAAAGGGAAGCAGAGACACAAAGAAAGGAAAAGGTATTCCAAGAGTACCTTCTTTCTGCTGACTACCAGAAGAAACTAAAACTGAGAGCAGAGATTAACGATGCCTGTGGACGTAGTGCCAAAGCTAGGGTAGCCACATGGCAACTATGCGAAAGACCTGACAATACTGTTGAAGGAATAAAGTTCTTCCTCAATAACTTCTGCTATACTCTCAGTACAAAGACTGACCCCAAACACCTACCCTTTATATTATTTGAATTTCAGGAAGATGCTATTAGATGGATTGTAGACAGAATTGAAGGTAAAGAAGATGGACTCATAGAGAAGTCACGGGAAATGGGAATGTCTTGGTTAATGTTTGTAGCTGTACCAATCTATTACTGGTTATTCCGTGATGGTATCAACATCTTAGTTGGTTCTTATAAGGAAATGCTTGTAGATGATAGAGGTATTGACTCTCTCTTCGGTAAGATGGATTATCTACTACAGGGACTACCTAAATGGTTACTACCTAAAAGGTTCAAATCTGATAAACATAGGAAGAAGATGCAATTAACCAACCCCGCCAACAACAACCTTATTACAGGAGATACTATGAACCCCAACTTTGGACGTGGAGCTAGGAAGACATTGGTGATGTATGATGAATTAGGATTCTGGGACTATGCTAAAGATGCTTGGGAAGGTGCGTCAGATACTACCGACTGTAGGATATGTAACAGTACACCTTGTGGCTATAACTACTATGCTCAATTAAGGGAATCAGAGATGCCTGTACTATCATTATTATGGAAACTTCATCCATTAAAAGACCAAGCCTGGTATGACTACCAGAAACTACGAAGGACTGAAGAGGAACTCGCCCAAGAGGTAGACATCTCCTATTCTAAGTCTAGGGAAGGTAGAGTCTACCCTGAATGGAATGAGACCAATGTAGAACGAGGACTGTTTGAGTATGACGACAATGCACCCTTGTTTGTATCCCAGGACTTCGGGAAATGTATGTCTGAGGATACAGAAGCTCTTACAAAAGAAGGATGGAAAACTTATGATAAGTTAAATGTAGGAGATTTAATATATACTCTTAATCAAGAAACATTAAAGGGAGAGTGGCAACCTATTAATGGAATTTATGTAAAAGATTATGATGGTAAATTAAAGATGTTTAATAGTCCTAAAATGAAGGCTATGTTTGAACCAGACCATAAATGGTATACACAAAAGTGGTATGGAAAAGATAGAAAAATAGTTCCTGGTAGTTTTAAAAGTTCTGATGAGTTCAAAACTACAGATATACTTCCTGTTGCGGCTGTGTCAGGTGAATTACCTAAAAATAAAACTTACGATAATAGCTTAGTAAAACTTCTTGCTTGGTCTTGGACAGAAGGTCATATAGGATTAAGTGGTGCAATTGAGATAGGTCAAGCTATACCAGAAAATATCCCTACCATAAGAAAGGTTCTTGAAGATGAATTTGGAAAACCAAAGAAGAGTTTACTTGGTGTTAAGGAATCAGCATGGACAGAAAGAAAACCAAGATGGAGAAAGAATACTAATTATCCAATAACTATTTTTTATATTAATAAACCTGGAGCAAAAAGAATCAGAGACTTATTTAACGAAGATAAGGTTATTAAATATGATGTTATTAATAAGTTTACAAAAAAACAATTAGAATCATTTATGCACCACAGTATGATGGCTGACGGTTGTAATAGTCTACTTAAACAATCTAATCTAAAAAGAACAGAAGTGTTCGGTTATGTTTTATCATTACTTGGATATAGAACATCTTTTGGAACTGAAAAAATGAAAGGATATTCAGACTGTCATTATGTTAGATATTCAACCAAAGATAAATTATATCTTGGAAATTATATTAAAACAAAGAATCATATAGTTGACGTTGATTATAATGGAAAGATTTGGTGTCCAAGTATAGATAATCATGTTTGGTTAGCTAGAAATAGAGGAAAAACTTATTTTACTGGCAACAGTGATGACAATGCTATCATATGGGCACAGCCTACTAAGGATGGTAAGCTAAGGATTATTGATACCTATAGGAATACAGGGAAGAACATAGACTTCTATGTACCTTTTATTACTGGATACTTCCCTGGTGACTCTAACTATAACTATACCGCAGATGAACTAAATATAATAGAAGACCACAGAAACTGGAAAAGAGCTACACACTTCGGAGACCCAGCAGGTAGATTCCATAACCAAGTATCAGATGAGTCTGTTATTGACGTATTAAGAAAATATGGTGTAGTTGTTAACTTTAAGGACAAATGGAAAGAATTTAAGATTAGAAAGAGTACTACTAAGAGACTAATAATGGATGGTATAGAACTGAACTCCAATGTTAGGAACAAATACTTTGATATATGTATCATTAACTCTTCTTACCCTAAGGTTAAGTCAGAGGGTATGGCACAGGTTAGGAGTGAGAAACCACTTCACAATTCTTATTCACACTACAGGAGTGCCTTAGAATACCTAGCCTTAGGACTATCTGATATGGATAATAGAAAGCACACACCAATAGATAAGTTTAAACCAAGAAGCAGTGGTAGAATCGCTGGAGGATACTAAAATGAAATCAGAATACTTTAAAAGGTTCAAGAAGGACTGTGAAAGAATCAGTCCCCACATCAAGTTCAGACGCATTAAGTTTGGCTTCTATCGTCTGTACTGGATTAATGGTGGAGAACCAGCTTACCTCTACGAAGTGATGGAGGATATGCCACAAAAAGGCTACAACATAGAGGAAAAGAACATTCAATTACAGAGCCAACGATACTATGAGGAATATGAGGACAATGCCGAACTAATACAGAAAATAAAGAACTTTAGAGAAGGATACTGGGATTCACTAGACAGAATAAAGACCCGTGTTTACATGTTAAAGAACGATAAGGAGTTCCGTAAGGAAGCCACCAATGCTTATAAGACTAGGATAGTAAAATAAGAAAACTTGGTCTAAAATTAAAAATTTTAGATGAAGTTTAATTAAAGAATTAAATTAAACTTGCATTATATTACAACTTGTGCTATAATGAAATAAATCTTGTTAAATAGATAATGACAGAAGCGAATACAAAAAACAAACCTTTACTTGAAGAAGTAAACGAAACGTTTGAGGACATTAAACTTTCAGATAAAGCATCTGAGGTTCGTTCTGCTGTATTTGAGAAGTTTAGATTGACTGCTGATGCACGAAACTTAAACTTTGAGAACTTTGATGGTGATAATCTTATTACCTATATAGAAGACTCTGTTAGACGTTATATCACTAACAAAGACCTACGTGAGGATATAGAAGATTGGCAAGCACGTGTCCACGACCAAATCACTAGGAACAAGGTTACTGCTGTCCTAGGTAAAGCCGTCAATGTTTTACCCATAGCTCAACTCGTAGGAAGAGGAGATGAAGATGTACGGAGGGTCAGAACCCTAGACGACCTATATCAATACTCAGAAGACGTAGAGGACTATAAAGAGTTTATGGTTAGCTATTTAGAGGAGGCTATCGTCAAGGGAACTGTAATCGGTTACGAGGGACATGAGAAGAAGATTCGTGTTCTAAAGAACATCAAGAACTCTGGTGATGAGATAAAACAAACAGATACTATAGAAGAGAGTAACAGACTTACCCACTCCGTAGTTAAACTGGAGAACTTTTATCCCTCATCTGTAGGAGTAAGACGTATAAAGGATATGCCTTACTGTTTCGTAAGGTACAATATACCTCTTAACCTGTTTAGACAAGACTATGCAATGTATTCTAAGACTGCTGATGTTCAACCACAGTCGTTCCTTGTAGGAGAAGAAGACAGACCAACTTACCTAGATTTTATAAGTAATGATGTCGCTGAAGGTAATGTTGAGATAATAAAGTATTATAATAAAGACACAGACGAATTTATCATACTAGCCAATGGTATTTGGCTAAACCCGATTATGATTAAGGAAGAGGAGATAATCTCTGGTATTCCTTTTAATCACAAAGAATTACCGTTCTTTGACCTAAGATATGAGTCATTTGGTAACGACTTCTTTTATGGAAAGTCTTTACCAGACAAATTGAAATCAATGCAGGATGTATTGAATGTATTAACTAACATGCTGTTAGACCAATCATTCCTAACAATCTTTCCACCATTATTGACTAATGGCTTTGATTCAATAGAGGACGACTACCTAAGACCAGGGAGAAGGACACCTATAGACACCCAAGGATTGTCAATTAGGGATTCATTTATGAAGTTAGACCTTGGAACTCCAAGCGGTTGGCATCAGTTTATTCTACAGTATACTAGAGGTATAATGGAAGAATCATCTGTTGACAAGGTATCGCAAGGTGTTGCAGGTCAAGGAGATAGAACTACTGCACAGGAGATTAGGGTTGCGGCTGCTGGTGTAGCCTCAATGCTAGGCTTATTCGGAGAGTTCGTTAAATATTCTATTAAAAGAAAGGCTATGCTTAGAAGTAGTAATATACTACAAATCTGGACAAGTAAGAACACTCCTATTATAGAGAAGATAATGGGTGAGGGTGGTGCTGCAGATATGACTAAAGCCTTTAATATAATAGAGATTGATAGTACTATAATGACATCTGGTAAGAGAGGTAGAAAGGTTATTGAGATGTATGCTGATGAGAACGATATGCCAAGCCCAGGAGAGCTTAAAGCTAGGGAGGTTATATTTGAGATAGAGACTGGACAGAAGATAGAGGTTCTTGCCATTCCTGCTGAGTACATAAGAGACCTATCCTATGACGTTAAGATAATCGTTAACCCTGTATCAGAGGAGACACAGGAGAACGAGAAGGCATTAATACTAGAGAAGGCTAGAGTTTACATGAGCTTCTTCCCTAATCTAGTAAATGTAGAGGAATTAGCTGCACAGATAGCTGAGAAGTTCGGAGATGACCCAACCAAGATGTTGAAGCAAAGTAAACCAGGAGGAGCACCTGAGGAGGGTCTAGTTAACGCAGAACAAGACCAGGGACTAGGAATGAAGCCACAAGGTAATGTAGCTAACAATATTAGTAGAGGATTAAGAAGTGGTGAAAGAGCTTAATGGAAGACTTTAATATAGAAGAATTAGAAGGTTCTGAGATAGACAAGAAGTTGGCTGAAGAGGTTTTCGCTACCCTATCTAAGTTAGATGGTGTAGAAGAATACCTACGACAGACAATGGTAGAGGATATAAAGAGATACTTCAGTGCTCCAGATGATATTTCAAGGGAAAGAATCAAAGGACATTACGCACTAGCTTCTTATATGAGGCGAGAACTGATAGCAGCTAGATAGCAGCTTGACAATTAAATAATTAAGTGTTCTTGCTCGGCTTTGTTACTCTGTTGACGAAGTCGACCAAGACTACTTAATGTAGCCTAAGTGTCGCATACTATAAATTAACTGGTCTCAACCAGTCTTGGTCTCAACCAAGTAAAAAAGGGATAACTTAAAAAGGGAACTTTATAACTATGGAAAATAATGAAACACCTCCTGTAGAAGAGACTCCTGTCGAGGGAGAATCTACTATAGAAGAAGACGCAAGTAAGAACGTTGAAGAAATTAAAACCTTAAAGGAAGAAAAGACTAATCTTATTAGTGAGATACAGTCAATTAGGAAGGATAGGGCTGAAACAAGAGAGGAAATCGAAGTCTTGAAGAAGAAGCTTGAAGACAAGGTAGAGACTCCTGCTGACGCAACTCCAACTAATGACGAAATCATAACTGAGACGGTTAAGAAGATTCTTTTAGAAGGTGACAAAGATAAAGCTAAGTCTAATAAAGATGAAGCTTTGAAGAGGTTTATTGCAGAAAATAAACAATTCAATGAAGATAACGACCCAACTGGGTTAAAGCGTGATGCTTTGGAAAAGAAGCTAGCACGGTTTAATACAGAAGGACTATCTACATTAGAGGAATTTTATTCTGTAATTGGAGATGCTCATAGTCTCCTAGGTGGAAACGATACAAAGCCTAAAACTGATGAGGTTGCAAATCCTTATTCTACAACACCTGCGATAGACGTAACGCCTGTCGTGGTAACTAATTCTGAACTATCTACAAAGGAAAGGGAAACAGCTAAGAGATTAGGATGGACTGAAGAGAAAATGCTAAAAATCAAGACTGACAAACCTGACTACTTTGCAAGACTGTTTAGAGAAGTTTAACACTTGTAATTATAGGTTAATTACGATTAATACAAATGGCTTTCACACAACACGGTACATTGAACACACATGGTGCTCCTGTACTAAGGAAAGAAATTGCTGCAAATTCTATTGACATAACTGTTGAAGATTCAGTTAAAGCTGATACTGATGGTTTCGTTGCATTAGGTACTGCCGCTGCTTTGGTTTTCGGACACGTAGTTGGTATCGCATCTGCTAAAGATGTTGGTATGCAAACTGACGGTTCTACTGGAGCTGCTATGGGAAGTTTTCAAAACACTTACACCACAGCATCTGACAACGAGACAGTTGCAAAAGTAAGGGCTGAATGTGATGTTTCTAAAATGACATTGTACTCTGCGGAGCATGATGACACAATAGGAAGCACAACTGGTTCTAACCTTTTGGGTTACTTCTTAGATTTAGAGGACGAAGATACACTTGATGAATCTTCATGTCTAACAACTACTTTGCAGTATTTCAACTGGGGCTTAGACCCAAACAACTCTGCAAGGTCTATAGTCAACATTTATCAATCTGTCGTATTCGGAGTATAATAATCACTTAAAAAAACATGGAAAGTAGAGCAAAGTGGACGGATTTAATTCCTGACACAGGACTAAAGATTTCTGAGGCTTATGACCAAGGTGATGATATTTATACACCTGGTATTAGTTCTGTACTAAAAGTTATCTCTACCGATAAGGCACAGGTAAACTTTACTGGTAAAACAGGTACAGGTAGACTAAAGAAGTTCTTAGATGGAGACGATATTCCAACAACGGTAAGAGACAAAACTTACACAACTCAAGTTGCTATCACTAATTACGGTGAGGCAATTGAGGTCACAAAAAACACAATACAGGATAGAGATTTTGATTCAGAACTAAGCGAGATGAAAGACATCTCGAAGATGGCTAACTATTCAATTGATGAGGCTGGATTCCAGTTATTCAACGGTGGTTTCGCAACTACTACTTCGGTAGGTGGTTATGAGATGACTTGGTACAATGACGGAAAACCTCAATTCTCAACAGCTCACCCAACAGTCGTTGCTGGTGGTTCAACACAATCAAATGCTTCCTCAACAGGAATCACATTTGGTCACGATAACTTGGAAACAGGTACGTTGGCACTACAACTTCAAAAGGCTGACAACGGTATTCCTTTGGCAATGACAGGTAAGATTTCTATCGTACTTCCATTGGCTTTGGATAGGGAAGGAAGGGAAGAATTAGAAACACCAAAAATCGCAGAGAACGCTAATAACGCTATAAACGTTTATCATGGCGGAACTCACGATATGGTAACTTCTAAGTTCTTAGATAACGGAATGGTAGCTAGTGGTGTAGGTTCAAACACAGCTTGGTTCTTAATAAACCAAACTGAGGCTAAACTTTACCACATGACTAGACAAGAAAAGACTCTTGAATCTGATGTTAATATCAGGAACAAGGTTGTTACATTTACAGTTGACGCTAGGTTCGCTAACTTCTCTAAGGAGTATAAGGGAACATGGGCTAGCAAAGGCGACGTTTCCTCATACACAGGATAGAATATATAACTTGCAATATCTCCCTATTTGTGATATAATAGAGAGATGGAAACAAAAAATATAATCTGTAAGTATTGTGGAAAAGAATTTCAAATTCAAAAATATACAATTAAGTATAAAAGTGGAAGAGAAATTCAAAGATTTCCTTTAACAAAATATTGTTCTTCAAAATGTTGTTCACGTAATAAATATTTGAAGAACATAGAATATTTCAAGAATTACTGGTTAACTCGTCCCAATCTTTGGGCGTGGAAGAAATCGAGAATATGTGAAGTTTGTGGTTTAGAATATAAACCTAAATCACCAAAAGCAAAAACATGTTCTAGAAAGTGTTCCAGCAAAAGATGGAAACTTCTTAATCCAGAAAAAAACAGAGAAACTAATCGTCTTTCTGCACAACGATGTAGGAAACGAGACCCTGAAAGATACAGACTCTATGTAAAAAATAGAACTCATCTATTAAGGGAAGCGTCTGGAGGAGTAAGTGGAAGAAATCTTTCAACAGCTTTTACGCTGAAAGATTGGGAGGAGATAAAAGAGAAGTATAATCAATGTTGTGTCTTATGTGATGCTAGTGATTTAAAACTCACAATTGACCACATAATACCACTTTCAAAAGGTGGAAGACATAAGAAAGAGAATATACAACCTCTTTGTCACTCATGTAATTCATGGAAAAAGGACAAGATTTTGTTACCAATCACAGGCTAATCTGAATTGATAATTTTCTAGTAGGGGTTTAGATAAACTCCTACTCTCAACCAAGATTATCTTTAATCTCCAAGGTAATCAACAAAGAGTAATGAGATACAATTTGTTAAAAAAACATTCAACCCATGCAGAGAGGCTATTCTATGAAATCCTTAAGGAGCTCAAGATACCTTTCAGACATAGGTGGATAATAGAAGGCACAGAAGTGGACTTCTTAATAGGTAAGTATGTCATCGAAATAGATGGACACGACCAAGTATCAGAGAAAAACATAAAGCTGGCAGAACTTGGATACATACCTATTCATTTTAACAATGACGAGATTATAAGAAACAAACAACAAACAAAAATATGGCTAACTCATATGGAACAAATTTCTTTCGAGAAAGAATAAACCCAAGCGGAGACACAGAATATGTGGCTTTGGCTGATGAGAAGAACGATGTCTTGCTTTGTAGGGGTGAAACTACACCTACAAATGGAGACGCTGGTTACGCACCAGGATGTTCATTCATCGATACTGACGCTTCCGCAACTGCTGTACTATATTTGAATGAAGGTTCAAATACGTCTTGTGATTTTAATGTAATCAATCCTGCTGCAACAAATGCAACAGCTTACGATGACATAGGAAATCCAGACGCAAGTGGTTCAATCCAATTTACTGCTTACACAGGAACTTATACTTCAACAACTGCAAACTGGGGTGGTTTGATTTTAACAAACACTCACGCTAATCCGACTGCTGGTGCTAGTCTATTAAATCTAGACTATACAGCAAATGGAGACGCACACGGTATATTCATTGACTGTACTGACACAGTAGGAACTGCTTCTCAATTTAAGGTAGGAGCTGATGGTAACACCGTTATCACAGGTACTGCTACAGGAACAGACGCATTGACATTAACTGCTGGTGACATTACAGTTACTTCAGGTGATGTAACAATGACTGCTGGTGATTTATTGCTAACATTAGGTGGTTTAACACTGACAGCTGGTGATATTGTAAACACATTAGGTGATTTAACACTGACAGAAGGTGACTTACTAATGACTACTGGAGACCTTGACTTAACAGACGGTTCTGTTAAGATTAGCAAAGATAATGAATTGCTAACATTAGGTGCTGATGATGCAACTGATTCTTATATTAAATTCGATGGTTCGAATCTAATATTCTATGACTCAGATGTAGCTTCTGAAGCAACGTTAGCTCAACTGCTTACAGGTTTGGGAACAGACCCAACCGTAACTGGTGACTTAACAATTACTGAAGGTAAGTTTAACTGGACGGACGGTGTAGACTAGGTAGCTGCTACATGGGATTTCGCAGGTACAACTAATAACGATATTTCTTGGGCTTCCAAAAATATCTCTGCCGCATGTCTACAAATTACTGCCAACGATGTAACAACAGGTTCTATTATTTCTCTAATCTCTTCGGATGCTAGCTTTGCTGGTGAATGGATTAGATGTAATGATGGTTCTAACGATGACTTCGTAGTTGCCGCTGATGGTAACATGACTATTAAAGGAACTGCTGCTGGAACAGCTGCTGTAACTTTAGACCTTGGTGATTTAGTTATCACTGATTCAGATGCTAACACAATTTCATCTGTAAATGGTACAGGAACACTATTGACATTAGATAACGCAAGTGGTGTTATTGGTGACAATGAGGCTGTACTTACATTAGATGCTGGAGGTGCTTTAGGTGCTGCTGGCTCTAACGTACTTAGAGTTGAATTTACTGGAACTGATACTAACAAGCCTATGCTTGTAGAAGTTATTGGTGGAGGTAAAGACTGCTCAGGACTTTCTATTGACGCTGACCCAACAGTTAATGATGTTGCTCTGATTCATTCAGATGCTGTCATAGCTGCTGATAAAGGTGTCCTTAGACTTACTCATGCAACAGGCTCAAGTGCTGCAGGTTCTGCTATCCTTAGGATTACAGAAAGTGCTGCAACACCAGATGCTGATGCAAGAGCTCTAGAAATTGACGCACAATTCGCTGGAAGAGCTATGTATGTTGATTCCAACTGTATCGCTAACCACGCTTGTGAAATTACTCATACAGGAAACATGGCTACTACAAAATCAGTCCTATTGGTAACTGATGCTGGTACGCCTGATGACGCTACTCCTGCTGTAATTCACGCACAATTTACTGGAACAACTGCTAACCAACCTATAATCTTCGCTGATGGTGGAGGTAAGGATGTTATCGGTTTGAAGATTGATGCTGATACAACTACTCACTCAGCTGCTAGTGCTCAATTACTTTTGAGTACAGACCACGCTGATGCTTTAGGTGGTAGTATGTCAGTTCATCACAATTCTGCTACTCCTGCCGCTGAAGACCAATTATTTGCTATTCACGCATACGGTGAAGAAGCAACGTCTTCTGACACTATGCTCTATGGTCAAATGACTTTTGAGTCTGCTGTCGTAACGGAGAACGCTATCGAAGGTGCTATTAAACTTGGTGTAGCTGATGGTACAGCTGGTGCTTCTAACATAAGAGAATCATTCTGGTTAACAGATGATACTCTAGCTGTTGGTGATGGTGCTGCTTTTACCCTTGGTTCAAATGGTTCAGTAGACCTTACAATTTCGACTGCAATTGACACAGCTGGTGTTAATGCTCTTGAACCTAAGATTGTTATGACTGATGGTGCTAGTGGTGATATTACTATCACAGCTGGTGGTACAGACGGAGAAATCGTATTGGCTTCTCCATTAGTTGTTAACGCAACTGCATCATATACAGGTGCTGATGAAGCAATTCCTGCTACAACATCTATTGCAGAATTTACAACTGATGGTGATGGTACTGCTCATGTCTTAGCTGACGGAGTAGAAGGACAATTCATGTCCTTAATCATGATTTCTGATGGTGGAGGTAACGCTGTTATCTCACCGACTAACTTAGGTGGCTATGCTACTATTACTCTTAATAACGCTGGGGAAACTGCTTTCCTACAGTTTACTAATGGTAACTGGTATGTACTTGGTTCACAAGGAGCTACTATAGCGTAAAGCTAAATAGTTTCTGGTTGGTTCTATTTCTAAAAATCAACCACCCTCCTTTCGAGGGCATTAATAAAAACAAAACTAATAAATTAATTCAAAAATGAAAGAACTTATTAAAAAACCTATTGCTGTATTCTTAGCTAGTTTGCTAGGAGCTGGTATGATGGTTGGTGGTTACGCACTTACAGATAAAGATGTGGTCGTAGACACTGAGGAAATTGCTGCATTGGCTGCATTGCAAGTTGATGTACCAGAGGCAATGAAAGGTGATAGAGGTTACAAAGGTACTGCAGGTAAGGATGGAGTAGGAAAGGACGGAGTTGATGGTAAAGATGGAGTAGACGGAATAGATGGTAAAGATGCTGTTATTGACCTTGATGACCTCGCAGAATTGGTAGAAGAGAGAATAGAAGATGGAAACCAAGACCCTGTCTTTTCAAAGAGAGGTGACGAGGGAAACTACTCTTACGCTTTTTCAGTTGATGACTCTGGTTATCACAATTTCACATTGAAACACTTTGGTTCAGGAGACTTTATTGTCACACTTGAATATGAAAGTGGTGCAATTGATACTCTTGTAGATTCAAGCGGACACGTAAACACTGAGTTTACTAACGTTTATCTTGACGATGATGACGTGAACGAGATTCACATCAGTGCTGATGGAGATTGGAAAGTTGAAATAGAAGAGTAATTATCAATTAATTCTTAAGAAAATATGATTGTTATAAATCCATTAGACGAAGAAATAACAGTAACTCTCTCAGGGAATGTTTACACTGTACCTGCAAAGGGACAAGTTAAAGGCGTTCCTGTGAGAGATGCTCTTTACTGGAAGGATAGTCTACACAACTTTCTAACACTACAGGAAGAGATTTCTACAGTCACTAAACCTATGGAAGAAGAAACAAAAGTGGAAGAGGTAGTAGAAGTCGCTGAAGAAGCGGTTTCTCCTAGCCCTGAAGCTGTAGAAGAGGAGGAGATTATAAGTGAAGTAAAAGAATAAAACAATGGGATTAGACTACAGAGCACATTCAATTTCAGCACTAATTGGTTCTAAGAGTGGTACTACTAGAACTGGTGCTACCCTTACCGATTACTATGATTTTGATGGAGATGCTACAAAAATTATTGAGGTAGGTGGTTATTCTAAACTTGAATTATCTGGAGTTTATACAGTAGGTGCTGACGAAACAAGTAACTCTATTCAGATAATCCTTGAAGGAAGTACTGATAGAACTAATTGGTATAGATACTTAAATGAAGCTACATCAACTAGTACATCAACCTTAACTCAAAGAGAGTTTACTATAGCTCAAGCAACTACTTCTGGTACTTTAGGATATGACGCAGAATCAACAGGATTCACAGTCGGATTTAAAGTAACTGGAAATGGTGGTGCTACTGGATACATTGAAGCTGATACAGAGATTGTTGCAGGTACATCAGGAACGTTGACATTATCAAATGTTACTGGTGCTTATGTCAACGATGAAGCTTTAACTGACTCTGGTTCAGGTGCTGCTACAGTAAACAAGTTGCTAGTATCCACAACTACTTTCACATTACCAATAGATATTTCTTCAAAATATGCAAGAATATCTGTAAAAGAGACTGGTAAAGCTGCTACTCATGGAAACGTATTCATAGAGGCAACGTTATCGGGTCGTTAGAACTATGAAATTAAAACCCAAAAAGAAAATTAAGATTGACAATTACAAGGCTCAGTACAATAGTATTTTGGGTAACATTTCAAGTGCTAATAAAACACTAGAGGGTATTTTAATCAAAGTAGTGAACTCTCAAAAAGAGTTCACTACTCTGATGTCCTCTTTAAAGGAAGGAAGGAAGGAACTCAAGAAGGTAACCAAACTTTACTATGACACAGATTCTGCTGTCAATCATAAAGAAAGGTTAATAGAGAAAAGAGAATTAGGGTTGGAGAAGAAAGAGACTAAGGCTAAAGAACAAGAAGCTAAGTCGTTAAAAAAGATTGCTGATAAAGAAAATAAGAGTGAGAGTAAACTTAAAAAACTAGAGGACAAAGTAGTAGATAAAGAAATGGAACTTGTTTACTTAAACACAGAGGTAGAAGAAGTTAAAAACAAACTTGATATTATCCTACCACAAATTGTATCTAAGACATCTGAACTTAGGAATATAGAATCTATGTTTACAAAGACAGAGAAAGATATGTCTGAGTTCATGATTACATCACAGAAGAAGGTAGATGTCAAGATTAAAGAACTAGAGAAAATAGAAGAGAAAATAACAGAGGAAAAGAGTAAAATAGAACTGCCTATGTTGTCGCTAAAAGAGGCAGAATTAAAATTAAAGAGACAGGAAAAGAATCTTAATACACTTATCACAAGATTTAACAGAGTTTTTAAGGTTAAATTTCCTGAACAAGAATTAATAATATAAATTGACTATTGGTCGGTTGTATGATATAATTAAAAAAAATGGGACACTTTCTTGAACAAAATCCTGGCATCGGAGGAATAGACGAACTAACAGATGCAGAAGAACTTTTTATACAAAACTTAGCTGGCTTAGCTTACGCTGCTGGTGATATTCTTTATCATGATGGTAGTAACCTTAATAGACTAGCAAAAGGTACAGATACAAATGTATTAACATTAGCATCAGGTTTACCCTCATGGGCTGCTGGTGGTGGAGACGTAAGTAAGGTAGGAACACCTGTAGATGGACAGATAGGAGTATGGACTGGAGACGGAACTATCGAAGGAGATAGTGCCCTAACCTTTGATACATCAACAGATAGCCTAGTTATCGCTGCTAGTGGTAACTTACTCTTTGGTGCTGTATCAATCTTAGATGATACTACAGGTACTATGACACTTCAAAATATTGATGCTTTGGATGCGACAACCGAATCAACAATAGAAGCTGCTATAGACACCTTAGGAGCTATTACAATAAACGCTACAACAGAACCTGCTCTTACTATTAGTATGACCAACATCTCTGGTACAGACAACCAAGCCATTGATATTGTTGGTGGAGAGGCTCTAGGAGCTGCAGAACACTGGACAGGAATAAGAGTAAGACCTAATGACTTAGACCCTACTGGTGCTGATACAAGAGTACGAGGAATGGCTATCAACCTAAGTGGTGTTGACACTACTCAGGGTTTTGAAGCTTTCGCTGCTCTTAGATTGGTAATGCCTAGTGCTTATGATATAAATACCTGTGCATTAGATATACAAGATGGAAAGATATGTCACAACTATACAACAGGTAGTGATGCTGGAGCAACCTATACTGCTTATGACTCAATCGTAGATGCCTCTAATTTAAATGCTAATTCAGAATTTCATGCTTTAGATGTGGCTGTAGCTGGTGGTACACCATCAGGAGCAGTAGTTGCTCTTGGAACTCACTCTAATGTATCCCCAATACACCAACACATTGGTTCATTCTCTACACCATCACAAACAGAATATGCTGGTAGAAAGACTGGTGGTGGTGCAACATGGGCTGATGGAGTAGATACAATAGAAGTCTTTATAGCAAACTCTGATGAAGTTTACTTAGGTGCTGTTGCGACATTCTCAGAGATAGAGGTTATAATGACAACACCAGGAACTAAGACTGTTAGTCCTACTTTCTGGTACAACACAGCTGCAGATAGTTGGACACAATTCTACCCTGCAGATGATACAAATGGTTTCAAACAATCTGGTACTATTCGATGGGATAGTGGAGACATCTCAGGATGGACAAATGACGGAGACCCAGGAGCAGGAGACTCTTCTGCTGGTTACTGGATAAAGATAGTCAGAACAGCAAATCCAGACCCAGGAACACCAACACCAACAACAATGAAGACTGGTACTGTCACAGAATACTACTGGGATAAAGACGGTGATATGAGTGTTAAAGGAGTGTTACTAGCTGGAGACTTAGGAGTTACAGGAACTAGAGTAACAAAGGGTTGGTTCACTGACCTAGAATGTACTAACTCAATGGCTGGCTCTATTACAGGAACAGCTACCAACCTTTCAGGAACTCCAGCTTTACCAAATGGTACAACAGCGACAACTCAAAGTGCATCTGACAACTCAACCAAACTGGCTACTACAGCTTATGCTGATACAGCAGCCGCTGGTGGTGGAGCTTCTGCAGCTTTAGATAACTTAGCTTCAGTAGCAATTAATCTTTCATTAGTCTCTGATACATATAATACAGATGATTTAGGAACTTCTGCTAAAGCTTGGAGAGACTTATACTTAGGTAACACTTCGGTTATAGAATGGTCATCTGCAGCTTCAACTTCAGACTTAACATTGACTCATTCAGCAGAAGTACTTACATTTGCTGGAGGAACTATCGCACTAGGAACTGCAACAGCAACAGGAGGTTTAACAGGAGACATAACAGGTAACTGTACTGGAAGTTCTGGTTCATGTACTGGAGAATCAGCTACAGTAGCTACAATCACGACATTAGCACCAGACACAGCTACTACACAGGCAACACAAGCTAGTATAACTACTTGTACTAACTTAGTAACAGTTGGTGCTTTAAATGCTGGTTCAATTACTTCTGGTTTTACATCAATAGATGTAGGAGCAGGAGCAATAACAACTACTGGTGATATAACGGGGGGAGGTATTCTACTTACAGGAGATACGTCTTCTGGAGATACTGCCGCACTAGGATATACAGCAACAGAAGGTATAGTTGTTACTGGACAAGGCTCTACATCAGATGTAACTTTGAAGAATGATGCAGATGGCACTGTACTAACAATACCTACTGGTACAACTAACGTAGATGTAGTTGGTGATATAACTGGTGCTACAATACATGCTGATGGAGATACTTCAGCTGGAGACTTAGCAACCATTGGATATACAGCTACAGAAGGACTTATCCTTACAGGACAAGGTTCAACTAATGATATAACTCTTAAGAACGATGCCGATGCAACTGTACTGGGTATACCTACAGGAACAACTAATATAAGTGTAGGAGCAACTGATGTAGCAACAAAAATTATTCTTGCAAATGAAACAACTATTCAGATGAGTGACTCTGCTATTGATGCAGATGGAGACCACAATGGAATAACCTTTATTGGTACAGCGGGTGAAACAGTAGCATTTGGAGATGTGGTTTACTTAAAGAACGCAGATAGTCAATGGTACTTAGTAGATGCAGATGCAACCGCAACAGGTGGTGTTGTAGCAATCGCAATTTGTGTATCTTCTGGTACAGACAATAATCCAGTTACCTTAATGACACATGGAATTATACAAGCAAATGGTGGATTCCCAGCACTAACAATTGGTGCTCCTGTCTATCTTTCACTGACAGGAACAACAACGAACACAGTAACAGTAACAGCACCATCAGCCACAGATGATGTTGTAAAGATTATTGGACACGCATTAACAGCTGATAAGATGTTATTTAATCCTAGTGTGGACTGGATAACTATAGTATAGAATATGAAATTAATTAAAGCAAAAGTATATTTTACAAAGAGTAATGGAGGTACGCACTATTCTGGTGGCTACCCTAAAACTTGGGATTCAGAGAAGATACCATTCGCTACTTATTGTGAGGTGGGAAATGATGGTAAAGATTTTCACTATGTATTAGCAGCAGTTCCAGAAGATTTATATGATGTGATGATTGAAGATTTACAATGCGAATCAATAGCAAAAGAAGATGCAATAGTTTCTGGTACAGAATATAGACCTCAAACTGAAAAGATAACAGACGATTTAATGGTATTGGCTATCGTAAAGAAGGTTGTTAATAAAGAGGAATTAACAAAAAAGGAATTAAATAGTATAGATTCGGATAAATCTGAGCAAGGCATTAATAAGAATAAGTCTTTCGAGGACATGTGTAATGATTATGGAATTATCTGGTAAATCAAAATCAGTTTTATGTGCAATTCCCAATACTGGTTTAATGAGAGTAGAACTAGCAAATATACTTATTAAGATGAGCCACGATAAGAGATATAGTTTTACAGTGTATTATCCCAATCAACAACCGATAGATAACAATAGAGGTTGTATTGTTAAGCATTTTCTTGAAAGCAAGCATGATTATCTTTTAATGATAGATAATGATAATCCCCCAATAAAAAATCCATTAGATTTAGTTGAGTTAGATAAGGATGTAATCGCCTGTCCTACCCCTCAGTGGAATAGCACAGACCCGAAGTTTCCTATTTATTGGGTGGCGATGGATAAGGTTGAGGACGGCTATAAAGAACACAAGGAGAAGAAAGATTTACAGGAGGTTGATGCTGTAGGTACAGGATGTATTTTAATTGCTCGCAGAGTATTAGAAGAATTAGAAGCACCATTTATGAGAAAGTGGAGTGAAGATGGTGTCGCAGAGGTTGGATTAGATTTTAGATTTTGTGAAAAAGCAAAAGAAAAAGGATTTAAAATATATACACACTACGATTACCCGTGCTCACATTATAAAGAATTAAATTTACTAGATATATTAGAATTTTACAATGGCTAATTTATATTTAATTGGAAACGCAAACAATAAAGTCTACAAAATGTCAGGCTTTACTACTACCGTACTTGATAGTTTTACATCTAAGGCTAGTGGTGATGAGAGAGGTGTGACTTGGGATGGAACGAATGTATACCAAGGAGAAGATACAAATGATAAGTTCTATAAAATGTCTGGTTTCTCTAATTCTGTTACAAGTAGTCTTTCTTTAACTGTTCCTCGTATGTGTACTACTGATAGTGATGGTAATTTTTGGGCACAAGGACATACTGGCTCTTGGAAAGCGTATAAATATTCTGGATTTTCAGTAACACTAAAAGACAGTTTCACAATACCAGCTGGAGGTAGTGGCCCTAGGGGTTTAACAGCAGATGATACTGACTTATATACATGTGAACAGGATGCAGGAAGTTCTAAGTTCTACAAAATGAGTGGTTTCTCTAACAGTGTTACTACAAGTATGGGAACACCAAATGCACAACCCAATGGAATTAGTATTGATACAAGTGGTAATTTTTATTCTTTAGATTTAACTTCTGGTAAATGCTATAAGCACTCTGGTTTTACTACCACAATATCAGATTCATTTGCATCACCAGATGGTACATTGTGGGGTATGGAATGGTCGGAGAGATTCCCGTCTGCAGGCCCAGCAACTGTCAAGACAGTAAACGACATAGCAATCGCAACTGTCAAAACAATTAACGACATACCAATCGCAACTATTAAAACTTGGAACGATATAGCATAATGGTCTTAACTTGTCGAGTTAAGACACCATTTAAAATGAAATTTTAAAAGTGAAAGACAAACAATTATACGAAGACATAGGATACATTCGTGCTAGAGTAGAACGAATACCTGAAATAGAAAAGGAAATGAAAAGGATTAACAAGAAAGTTAACTTCATTTATGCGTGGGCTAGTGGCGTTGCCTTTAGTGTTAGCCTAGTTTATTTTTATATTAAAGACACATTTTTCAATGGATAATCAGCAACTACAAGAACAAGTGGATGAACTCTCAATACGACTTAACGAACAAGTTAATGATATTGAAGAACTCAGAAACGAAATAAGGACTCTTAACAAAGACTTAAAGAATAATGAGGTTGACCTAGAGATTTTTGATGGTGAATACGAAAGACATAGCCACAGTGGTTATGATAGAACTGCTGAAATAGATGGTACACTAAAACTAAAGAGTGAGTCTTGGCTTAACATTGGAAACACATATAGAACAGATGTCAATGCCTATGTTGGTACTACTTCTGAAATAAATAGAATGTATTTAGGTGTTGGTTCAGGTAATGATACTGAACTAGCCTTATCTAACTCTACAAAGAATACACAAATAACAGTAGAACACTTACCAGGAACTACTGGTGCAGGATTAGCAAATGCAAGTTTTATATATGCTTTTAGACCACCTGTATATATTAAGTGGGGTGGTATTGGAATAACAAGTGGAGGTTCAACAATAACTAATACTGATGCAGATTGGGTAACAAACGAACTGAGTGGTGCTTATGTAAATGTATTTGATAGTTCTAGTGTATTTAAAGAAACTAGATTAATAGCATCAAACACAGGTACAGTTATAACAATAAGTGGAACTTTCTCATACACTGATGCTAACTCTAGTTATAGTGTGTTTATGCCAGTCTATATGGGTTCTGCTGAATTTCCATGGAGGAGACTTTACACTATATCAGATATTAGACTTGGTATGGGAACTTCAACAGGGTCTGAGGTATGTTACATAAAACATGGTACTGCTACACCAGAGGGTGCTGTAACAGCACAAGTAGGAAGTTTATTCCTTAGAATGGACGGTGGAGCTAATACAACATTATACGTTAAAGAATCAACACCTGCAACAACAACTGATGGTGTCGAAGACCTTTCTGGTAGTACAATAACTGTTGCAGCTACAGCTGATTTTGCTGCTTCTGGTACTTTTGTAGTTGATGGACAAACAATTACTTATACAGGCAAAACCGCAGGACCAGATACCTTTACTGGATGTACAGGAGGTATTGGAAATAGTACTAATAATGCAGTAGTCACACAGCCCACTATTGGTTGGGTTGCAAAATAAAATGAGTAAAATTACAATCGATTTATCGGGAATAGGAGGTCTAGCACCAAAGTTTAACGGTGATATGGACAGAACAGTAGCAACACCAAACTTGCGTTACATTGGTAATGACAATCAAATGGCTGATGGTATCTACAATCCCCTAAGAAGATATGGTTATCTTTCCCCTGCCAATGCCACAATGGCAAGCTTAACCTTTACTGGTGGTACTCATGACTCCAACCTAACAACAGGTATATATGATAGTGTAAATGATGATTTTTATATTGGAGGAGCTGACCGACAAATATGGCAAGGAGATACTTTAGATGATACTCAGTTACAACAAAAAATAGACCTAGGTGCAACTGGAACTCCACATATCTATGACCTAGAAATCTACCAACTAAATGATGTTAGAAAACTATTCTATGTCTATGAGACAGGTGGTAAGTTAGAGGTTGGAACAGCAACACTACCTTTTGCCTCTGCTAACAGTGATTGGCTTTCAACAGATGTCGCCAATACTATCGACAACACTTTATCAGCAGACTCATATCCATTTATGAGAGTAGCTGACAATGGCTTTGCTTATATCTTTGAGTCTAACAATATTCATAAACTAGATGGTACTGCTTCTGGTGGAGCTAACGGAACAATGACAGCTAACGTCATTCAATTCCCTGCTTACTTTCAAATAATAGATGCTATAGACTACAGAGGTAAGTTGTATGTAGTTATTCAACATACAACAAAAGTATACTCAAATAATTCTTTAATTGTATTTAATAAGAGAGTTGGAGTATACATTTGGGATAGGTTCTCTTCCATTGTTAATATGAGAGATTACATTCCTGTTGAAGGTGTCCGAGAGATACAAAGGATTTATGTAAGTCCTCAAGGTGACCTAAGAATAATGACAGCAAGCTCAGAGGCTATGGCTCAGATAAGAAGTTTCAATGGCTCTACCTTCAAAGTTATAGAAGAAATAGGTTATCATGCTGGTATAGGTAGACACCTTGATTCATTGACAAACACATCTAATATGACAATGTGGCTTGGTACAGATGGTATCTTATATGCACAAGGTAAACTAACCCATAGAGACAAAGAAGCTGTCTACAAGATAGGAGATACCGCTATTGTAACTTATAGTATGAGTACTCCTGGTGTGGTTCTATTCGGTGGTGCTAATACAGATAGTAGTAGTGGAAATTGCAAAGCAACAAAGAATGGACTCTTTCTTGGCTACATGGACTCCTCTGCAGCTAAATACGCTAAAGAGTGGGATATATATGGTACTGGTTCTGATGGTGTAGTAGCCAAGCAAGCACAAGGAGATGTTTACTCACTGGTTAAATTCTTACCACAGATGTCTAACATTAACCACATTGACCTATATATGTTTCCTGGTAGTGGTTCTGGTGCAACAGCAATTGGCACACTAAAGATTTACTTTAACCAATCTACTACTCCATGGGCTTCTAAGACAATTACACAAGGAGATAGTGCTTTAGGGTACAAACGAATAGAGATAAATGAACAATACATAAACTCAGTTCAACTTGAGGTGGAGTATCCAACAGCTAGTAGTATTGGTACAACAGACTTTGCTCCCTCATTTTGTGTCGTAGATTATTCTCCTACTAATACTAAAGGTTAATATTATGACAAATATAGGACAATTTCAAAAAGGACACACACCATGGATAAAAGGAAAAACTAAAATAGATTTTCCTCAACTGCGTGGTGGAAGAAAAAAGGGCTTTATTCCTTGGAATAAAGGAAAAAAAATGTCAGAAGAGTATTGTGAAGGATGTAGGAAAATAAACTTAGGAAGAAAGGCATCGGAAGAAACAAAGAAAAAATTATCATTAATGAGACGTGGCAGTGATAATGCTAATTGGAAAGGTGGTATAACACCATTGATATTATCTTGTAGAACCTGTATAAAATATAAAGAGTGGCATCAATCTGTCTTTGAAAGAGATAATTGGACTTGTCAAGAATGTGGGAAAAATGGAGGTATTGTCGCACATCATATTAAACAGTTTGCACAAATATTTTATGACAACAACTTAAAGACAATAAAAGAATCTTTAAATTGTACGGAGCTGTGGGATATAACAAATGGTTTAACTGTATGTGTAAGATGTCATAAGGAGATATTTCACCCCAATGGAAACCAATACCAACCTACATTAGAGGCAACAGGGACAAAAGGATAACAAACTTTACAATTAATAGAAAAAATGGTATAATCAAAACAACATGGCACTAACTTTAGCAACATTAAGTACTGACTGTGACAGTTACATCGGAGACGCTTCAACCGATAGAATTTCTGCTGCACAAAGATTGTCAGCAATATCAGAAGCAACAGTCGACTTAGCACAAAGATTAAACAACGACCACCAAGTAGCAACACTTGAGTTCGACTTCTTTGACTCGGTTAACTATTATAAATTAACTTCTTCTTTACCTGACTTTATAGAGCCAACAGACTTGGCTGTGAAAGACAAGGACTACCAAGACTCTTTCCTTACAAGAAAGTCTCCACAAGAGATGAGAGTGGAGATAGGTTCAGGCGAGGACGAAGAATGTTATGCTGTAGAGAGACGAGACTCTGACCTTTACTTAATAATAAACCATTCTTCACAGAACAGTGCCACACAAATCGCTAAGTTTGATAGCTTAACAGAAGACGGAGCTTGGGCTTTAGATACCACTAACGGTGATGGTACAAACCTTACTGCTGATACCAATGAAATGAAAGAAGGAGCTGCATCACTTAACTTTGATGTAGATGTCACTCAGTCTGGTAACAACTTAGTTAAACTAGAGAACTCAACATTATCATCATTAGACTTATCAGAAGATGAAGACTTATCATCATTTATATTTTGGACTTACCTACCAGATGTCACAAACTTTACTTCGGTCACTCTATATTGGGGGTCTAGTAGCACCGTATATTGGTCTGCTACTGCGACTACTGATATTGACGGTGCTTCATTCTCAGATGGATGGAATCAAATAGAGAT